AGTATTGATATATAACAAGGTTGATATATATAACCTGTGAGTATTGACTACACCAACACATACACAAATAAAATAAATATGTATGCCCGTAAATGATACATAGCAGACATACAATTAATTATTGGATTAATAAGTGGCAAGAGGTTGATTGTAGCTGGCTAAACAAGCAAGGGGGGGCTCGAAAAAATCACGAGAGAGAAAGACGGGGTGTAGCATGATAGTCATACAGATTTTTCTCCATTTTCATTCCACTTACCAAATATTTAACGTAAATTGAGGTTTTATAACAGATAGGGTTAAAATTATAAACCCAGTCATAGTGAGAGTGAAATGCTCCTCCCTCACCGAGCCGATACTCCAGATTTTAGAAATGGTTGTATATATAACGAACTTGTGATATATTATCTTTGGAGGATAGGAAAGGGGTTTATGACTAAGACAGATGAGTTAAAGTCACAAGCCGAAGTGAATACAGAGTCCTCGAACTCAATAGCTTCTATGCAATCAAACGATTCTACAGATTCCACAATAGAAGAAAAAGCTTTCATTGCTTATTATAAATTAGGAGAGAGTCGTTCTTATCCGAAGCTTAAATCGATTATTGATAAAGTAAGTTCCCATGAATATTCAATTAAGTCCATAACGAACTGGTCAATTAAGTATGGATGGCAAAAAAGAATAGACGAAATCGATAAGACCGTTAAAGAGAAAATAGACATTGATTTAGCAGAAGATAACTATAGAGCCAAGAAAGAACTCATTTCTGTGGTTGACTCTTGTTTAGAGATAGCCAAGAAAAAAATTGAATCCAAACAACTATGGGTCAAAAACATAGATGATATTATGAAGATTGTTAAAATGAAGCAAGAGCTTATTGGGGATTCTCCTTCGAATGATATTAAGATTGTCATTGAAAGAGCAGACCGAGTAGAACAGGTAGAAGTAATTGAAAAATACGAAGGTACAGCTATAGAAGTTGAGGACGAAGTGACAAATGAGAACGAAGTGACAGATGGAGATTAACATTCTTACAGGAGACTGTTTAGACGTGTTAAAGACATTTGATGATAATTCAATTGATTCAGTAGTAACCGACCCCCCTTATGGAATTTCATTTATGGGTAAACATTGGGACTATCAAGTTCCTACCACGAAATTATGGAAAGAAATAGTAAGAGTGTTAAAACCTGGAGGTCATGCGTTAGTTGCTTGTGGCACACGTACTCAACATAGAATGGCAGTCAATTTAGAAGATTCAGGTTTTGAAATAAGAGATATTATAGCTTATGTGTATGGGAGTGGATTTCCAAAATCTTTAAATATTTATAAACAGTTGCAAAAACAATGTACTTGTGGTAGTATGGATGCGTATGAAAAAGAAAGAAATGATAGGCAAATACGAAGCGAAGAGAATACCGAACACGATATGCGACCTATGTGGACAACCGATTTACCGAAGACCTTCAACAATGAAAAGAAACAAGGGGAAGTTTTGCAGTCGAGCTTGTCGCAACAAGGTACACAGATACAACAATTCCAAGCCTCCGAGAATGTATGGGGAGAACAACCCAGCTTGGAAAGGCGGAACAATGCTCAAGAGAACTCACGGAAACTATCAGGGGACAACCTATGTGAGGTGCCCAAAGGAATATCTGCCAATGGCGAGGAAAGATGGGTACATAATGCAACACAGGCTTGTCATGGCTCAACACCTGAACAGGCTTTTAACGAGGATGGAAGTTGTACACCACAAAGACCACAACCCGAGAAACAACCAGATAGAGAACCTTGTGCTTTTTGCAAACAATACGGAACACAAGCTATGGGAACATTTGGCTATGGTACTGCTCTTAAACCAGCTATGGAATTATGGACTCTATGTAGAAAACCTCTAATAGGTACAGTAGCAGAAAATGTCTTAAAATGGGGTACAGGTGGAATTAATATAGATGGGTGTAGGGTAGAAGCCACAAGACCAGCCAAAGAAAGAACAGAGAGCAGAAAGCGTGATATGGACTTTCATATGACTACAGGAGGAAACGAAGAAAATCAAGGTCGTTTTCCTGCTAATTTTATCCATGATGGTTCTGAGGAAGTAGTTAGTTTATTTCCTGAGCTACATGGTCATGGAAGTAAAATACACTCAACTGGTGCAATTAAGGGTATGTTTAAACAAGGAGAACAGCCAGTCACAATACAACAAAACGGTGGCGACTCAGGATCAGCTTCAAGATTTTTCTACTGTGCTAAAAGTTCAAAGAGTGAACGTAATAGAGGGTGTGAAGAGTTAGAAAAGAAATTTACAGCCACTATGAATGATGGTATTGGTATGAGAGAGCATAATGAAAGCGAGCCATCTGCTTATAATCAAAACAACCATCCCACTGTCAAACCTATTACCCTCATGCGTTACTTATGCAGACTTGTTACTCCTCATAACGGAATAGTATTAGACCCCTTTATTGGAAGTGGAACAACTGCTATAGCATGCAAGTTAGAAGGCTTTCAATGTATAGGCATAGAAAAAGAACCTGAGTATGTTGAAATAGCTAAAGCAAGAGTAGAAAGCTATAAAGAGGCAGTATGGAAATAAAAGCCAAAGTCACTGAAGTCTACGATTGGATATGTGATACTCCTGGACGTGAGAAACACTTGGTGGGAGGAGCTGGAAGCGGGAAGAGCTTTGCAACAGCTCAGTACATCTTATTAAATCGTTTTCTAAGTGGACACAAAATCCTTGTACTGAGAAAAACAATGCCTTCTTTAAAAATGACCGCTCTTCAACTCTTAAAAGATTTGGTCACTGAATATAACTTACCTGCCAAACTCAATAAAGCTGACTACACCTACTCTTCAAAGATTAACAAAGGGTTTATTAACTTCACCGGATTAGATGACCCTGAGAAGATCAAGAGCGGAGAATTTACTACAATCTGGGTAGAAGAGGCTACTGACCTTACTTTAGACGATTACCGTCAATTAAAACTCAGACTTGGAAGAGCTACGGATGATGCAGAGATTATTTTCACTTATAACCCTATTTCTGCTATGCACTGGCTCAAACAGGAAGTCATTGATAAAATCAAAGGCATTCAGGTTCACAAATCAAATTATAAGATGAATCCTTACCTTTCGGACACTTACAAGAAAGAACTCGAATCCTTAATTGAGCAAGATTTAAACTATTACAACATTTACGTTTTAGGTGAATGGGGTATTTTAGAAAACGTTATTTATCCTAATTGGAAACAAGTCGATAGAATGCCGGAAGTGGATGAAGTGATTTACGGTATCGATTTTGGGTATGAAGCTCCTAACGTTCTCGTAGCGGTAGGAATTAAAGAAAAGAATGCTTATATTCAGGAACTTATCTATCAAAGGCACATTACTAACGAAGAATTTATTAAAAAGGTAGATTCATTGAAATTAAACAAAAACTCTTACTTCTATGCTGATTGTGCAGAACCAGACCGAATAGTTGAGTTCTATAACGCAGGGTATAACATCTTAGAAGCCAATAAAGACATTTTAGATGGAATAGACTGTGTTAAAAGATATAACTTATCTATCACAAAAGATTCAGTGAATGCAATCAAAGAATTTGGAAGTTACTCTCGTAAGAAAGACCGTATGGGACGTGTATTAGAAGACCCGATTAAATGGAATGATCATGTTTGCGACAGTACACGTTATGCTCTATATACCCATACTATNAATGGTGGGGTGGCAGATTTATGGGCAGGATTATAAATGAATAACTTTTTAGACAGAATCAACCCTGTTTCTATGTTTAACCGTAAAATCAAGAGTTTAGCTTCATTGACTTTAGCAGAATGGGNANGNAACATNCATGGAGAAGATTACTCCTCAGATACNCCNCAAATAGTCTCTTATACTGAAATGATTGAAAAAAATGCCTGGGTGTACGCTTCTATTAGAACAATCGTCAACAAAACCCGTTCTATTCAATGGAATATCNTAGACGACTACAATAAAATCGATGTTAAGGCAATGGATTACTTTCACGAANGAGTAAACCCTGTCTATACTTGGAACGAATTGGTTGGGTATGCCCAGAGTTGGAAAGAACTCAGAGGCTCAGCGATTCTAAGAGTGAACCCAGACCGAACCATTGACGTGCTTCATATGGACAGNGTTGACCTTAGACCCGATGGTAATGTTTTCAAATTATNTTATCGTGACCCTGAAACCAATATTGACGCTCCTTTAAACATGAGAGANCTTTGTATCGACAGGAATTATTGTCCTTATGCTTCTCTNTTGGGACTTTCAGCTCTCGCTCCNGCCGCTCAAATGATAAATATTGAATATTCTGTTTTAAATACTTCTCAAAACTCTTTNAAGAANGGTGCTTACATTCCTGCTATGCTTACCACTGACCAACCGCTTAATTTAGAGAAAGTCACTGAACTTCAAAAACGNTGGAATGAAAAGTATCAAGGAACCACTAAAGCAGGTTTTACTCCTGTAATGCACTCTGGAATACATTTAGANAAAGTCGGNTTAACTCCTGCTGATTATGACCTTTTAAAATACACTCAAGTTTCTANAAACTTAATTTCAACAGTTATCGGNGTTCCTGGAATTTTAATCAATGACATGNNNCANACTGATTATGCNAANGCNNGNAAACAGGAAGAAGTTTTTGATAGATATACTTTAATCCCTAAATTAATGCAGATTGAGGCTACGTTTAACAGATTTCTACTTCCTAAATTAGGTTTTCGCTCCAGAAGATACAATTTTGATTGGGAACTGCTTCCAGAGTTGCAAGAAGATGAAAAAGNCCNTGCTGAGGCGGCAGAAGTTCGCCTTCGTAGTGGTCAAACGTGCCAAAANGAAGAAAGAGANNTACTTTATAAGCCTCGTATTCAAAATGGNGANACTTTCTACGTTCCTTTTCAATGGAACCCTGTAGGAATGGCTTCACAAGGACTCAATGCTTACANTTCATTGAAGAAAATGGTTGACAGAGTCAAAGAAATCAAATACAAAACCACTCCTATAAAAGCACAAACACTTTACGAATATCATTTAAAACGAATGGAATCCCAAGTAGTCAAGGAAACCAGCGAATTAAAGTCTTGGTGTAAGGATTATTTCAAAAGCATAAAAAATAATTACCTCTTAAACGCAGACAAAATCACTTCTCAGGGGATTACAGACCCGAAATACTTAAAGTCTGTCTTATTTGACACGAATTTTAAGAAAAAACTCTCCCAAACCCTTCATAGATTGGCACTTTCTTTCTCTCAACAGTCAGGAGATGCTGTTCAAATAGATTACGGCATAAATGGACTCTATGAAGCCAACAATACATTTATCAAAACTAATACTTTAAAAGACGCTGAAATTATTTGTGAAAAAATACAGAATTTAATCCTACAAGAAGATTTAGAGCAAAGTATTACCAAAAATGAAGCAATTGCTCTCAAAGAAATGGAAAAAGTCGCTTCACAAGAAGTCAAACGATATAACATACTCGGAAGTTTGTTCTCAGCCCGTCAAGCTGGACTTAAATTTAAAACTTGGTGGTCAGGATCGATGGAAACGCCTTTCAGAGAATGGCACAAAAACATGAATGGTGAAACAGTTGCCATTGACGCTGAGTTTTCTAACGGAAGTCAGGCTCCTTGTCTAAAAGGAACCGAAGAAGATGACGGATGCACATGCTTCATAAGTTACGATTGGGAGGGAAAAGATGGAACTTAAAAACACAAAAGGTTCATTAATTTGTAAATCAATCTACTCACCTGTAGAAACGATAGATTTGGAAAACAGAACCATTGATGTTCTTATAACTTCAAATTCTGTTGACAGAGACAGAGAAATTGTTGAACGTGGTGCTTTAGATGAAAGACTTTCGATTTATCAGCAACATCCGATTGTTTTAGCAGACCACAAATCAGGTGATTTGGATTATATTATCGGAGAGACGATAAAGCTTTACGATACAGCCGAGGGAAAGAGGGCTGTAATCAAATACATCAATGCAGGGCATAAACGGGCTGATTTTGCATGGTATATCGCTTCAGAGATGAAATTAGCCGCTTTCTCTATTGCTTTCTTTCCTTTAGAATGGGTTGAAGGTGATGGAAAAGAATTTTATGTCAAATACACCAAAGCAGAACTTTTGGAAGTATCTCAGGTATTACTCCCATCTTTTAGGGATGCAATACAAGATGATAGAAAATTATCCGCAAACTTAGGGTTTGTAAAAGCCTGTAAGTCGTTTTACGGAGATAAGGAGGTCGAAGACGTATTGAATGAAATAAAAGAACCGAAAGAAGAAAAGAGTGAGATTTTGAAAAAGTTGGAACAAATTAAACAGAATTATGACGATTTAGAACGAATTATAAGTGACGAGGGCATTAAAGAGGATTTACCTCTACCGCCTTCTGCATTGAAAAGACTTAGTAAGAATTTTAAAAACCTAAAAGGAGGTTAGAATGGCAGAATTAGATAATGTTTTAATTGATCCCGAAATTCAAGCTTTACAGAAGCATATTATCACTGAAGTCAAAAAAGAACTCACTGATGAGATTACTCAGGTAGTTTCAGACAAAGTTCAAGACAAACAAGATGCTGATATGAAAGCTTTAGAAGATTTAATGGTAGAAAAGACCTACGACAAGTTACAGAAAGACTACGGGTGGAAACCGCCTGAAAAGAAAGATTTCACTTTTGGTCATTTAGTAGCAAAAGCTCACAACAGAGACACCAAAGACGGTGTTGTTGTGAAAGCGGATGATTTTGTAACCTCAATCGGTGGGCATATGGGTTTCTTGATGCCTGACTGGCAAACCAATGAACTCTTGAACGCTGATACTGGTTTTGAGGAAATCTTTTACCCCAGAGCCATGAAGTTACCCAAAGGCAGACAGCCTGACGCTAAGTTAAAAATCCCTTCCAGAGGACAGCTTGGTACGGGACTGTTAGACCATATTGATTTTTACAAACGGGCTGAATTAGCCGCCGCTCAACAGACTGACTATGACATTGGATGGATTGAGTTAGAACCTACCGAAAGAGCGGCTTATGTCCGTCTTTCCAATGAACTGTTAGAGAACGCTCCCGTAGTGACACCTTTACTGTATCAATTATTCCGTGAAGAACAAATTTTCCAAAACGATTATATGTTCATTAACGGAACTGGTGTCAATGAACCTCTGGGAATCCTCAAATCCGCCGGTAGAAAAGAAATCACTCGAAACACTACTTTGACGATTAAGTTCGCAGATATTGTCAAAATGCGTGCTTCGATGATTCCTACTTCATTGAAAAGATGTGTATGGTTAGCTAATTTAGGTTGTCGTGAACAAATCGAATCAATGGTTGACCTTAATAACCATTATATGTTCGGTTCTGGCGACATCTCTAAGGGCTATCCTGAAACTCTATCAGGACTTCCGATTATCTTCACTGACCGTTTACCAGCTCTGGGAACCACTGGCGACCTTTGTTTGGTAGACTTGAAGTATTACCTTATCAAAGATGGAACAGGTCCCGCTATTGAAACTTCAAATCAGGTGTACTTCCTGAATAGAGCTACTGTTGTAATGATGTGGTGGAGAAATGACGGCAAACCGTGGTTGACTAAACCAATCCTTTGTCGTGATGGATCAACCACCATCTCCCCGTTCGTAATTTTAAAGTCTAATCCATAAGGAGGGAATAATGGCTATTAGAAACACTGAACAATTTAAACCTATAGTGGCTATTGCTCCACAAGCAGTAAACACTACTAATGTAACCGGAAGGTACATGAAAGCCGGTCGCAGAAACACTGTTTATGGCATGGTAGGTGCTATGGGTACTGTTTTAGGCACTGAAACTGCTATCTTTCAAGTTTATAAGGCTACTTCCAATATCGGTGCTGGTTCGGCTGTAGCAACTGGAATTGCTGTTACTTTTACTACTGTTACTGACCCACAAGAGGTTAGTATTTTAGTAGATACTGTAACCAATGCTAAGTACATCATTATTAATGGTGAAACTTACACCAAAGCCGCCGCTTACTCATTACCGAGTCAAGAGTTTTCAAATGCCGCTGAATTGGCTACTTTAATCAATGCAGTTGACGCAACTCTTTACGCTGCCGATAGCGGCACTGCCGTTGCTGTCTATGCTCGTGAACTCTATGAAGTGGACTTAACTGTAACCCTTATTGCTGGTTGGGAAGCTGCTAAGTTAGTTCCTACCACCATTTCAGGGTTAGCTGTTATTGAGTTCAAAGATTCAGACTTAGGTGATATTTTAGGCGTTCCCTATACGCATTTTGCAGTTCGTGTCACCACAACCGGAAGCACTTTAGCCGCTGCTTTGGCTGAAATAGATGATGTTAATATGTCACATCCACACAACATTCAATTCAATAGAGATATGAACTAATGAAAGTTATAATGGAGTGTAATATCTTGCTTCCGAATGAAGAAGGGCGTAATGTACCTTATGCCTGTAGGGAGGTGGTCACTACATCTGTTAAGCATTATGAGAATGTTTTAAAGCCATGGTGTACCGTTTTAGAGTGGGATAAAGAAGAACTCAAAAAGGTTAAAAAAGAAGAAGAACCAGAAATCAAAACTACTGTCCCACATAACAAACAGGTAATCACTTCAAAGCCTGAATGGAAAACCATTGATACTAAAGAGAAGAAAGGCAAGAAATAATGTCAACAAGCACAATTTTACAGGGGTATAAGCACTTTTTAGGAATGGATGATATAACCAATCCTACTTTCGATGACAGATTAACCTCTCTCTATACGAAAGCGACTCAAGTGCTTAAGTCAAGGTTGGGATACTCATGGGAAAGGGCAGCAATCACTCACGAAATGCACGACCCTTTTAATCAATGTGGTAAACCTGAACGAAAGCTTTACTTAAATGTATTGCCTATTCAAACCACACCAGCCCTTGTAGTGCTTGTTGAATCTGAAACATTAACTGTCAATACGGATTATTGGGTGTATAAGAATTATTTATATATGCCTTATATCTCCTCAACAACTCCGCTGACCGTTGATGTCAGCTATACCGGAGGACTCGTGGAAGCAGACCTCGAGTTCTCCGAGTATAGTCAAATGCTTTACGAAATTATGAAATATTGGATGCAACTCCAAGACACTACTCAGCCTGGTGCTTTTATTGACTACAGGGTTCCTCGTGAAATTGACCAGCAGATCATTGATAAGAAAGTGTATGAACTGTGATCAAAATAAAAGTAGACGGAAGAAATATCAGGAAAGTCGTCAATAAGCTGACTCGTGTGGAAACTATGGCTTCTGTTCAGATGCTGACGTTAGTTTCTGAAACAGCTTTTGCGATTGAAACTGAAGCTAAATTAAGAGCTACTGACAAATCTCAAACAGGAGGGCTTTCAAGAGCTATTACTCATTTTATAACTCCTAATTTGGCTATTGTCAGAGTTCGTCATCCTGCTGCAATCTTCACTGAATATGGAACTTCAAGCAGAGGAGAGAATCCTACTTCACCGTATCAGATTAGACCTATTAATGTTAGAGTATTAAGCAATATGAGGCATATAAGAGCTAACTACGCTCCGTTTATGGCTGCTAAGGTAGAATCACACCCTGGACAACCT